AAATTCACTCAACAAGATCTTGAAGATCTAATGATGTGTCAAGACTATAATACTGGTCCAAAATATTTTTTAAAAAACTTTTTCTATATTCAACACGCAACAAAAGGTCAAATTAGATATGAAGCCTTTGACTATCAAGATGAGCTATTAGAAAGTTACCACACACATCGCTTTAGTGTAAACATGCTGGGGCGACAAATGGGCAAAACTACCACTGCGGTAGGATACCTATTATGGTATGCTATGTTTGTTCCAGACAGTACAATCTTAATTTGTGCTCACAAGTTTTCAGGTGCTCAGGAAATTATGCAACGTTTGCGGTATGCTTACGAAACTTGTCCTGATTGGATTCGTGCTGGTGTTACAAGTTATAACAAGCAGAGTATTGAATTTGACAATGGGTCACGTATTGTAGCACAAACCACAACAGAAACAACGGGACGGGGTATGTCTATATCGTTGCTATACTGTGACGAGTTTGCTTATGTTGCCCCTAATATTGCTTCAGAGTTCTGGACTTCTATTGCTCCTACACTAGCAACTGGTGGTAAGGCCATTATTACTTCTACACCAAACAGTGACGAAGATCAATTCGCACAAATTTGGAACGAAGCCAATAAACGTATTGACGAATATGGTAATACAACAGAATTAGGCCGTAATGGATATTACCCATACATGGCTATTTGGAGCCAACACCCAGATCGCGACGAAGTATGGGCTAACGAAATGCGTAGTCAACTAGGACCTGAACGTTTTGATCGTGAGCACGAATGTAAGTTCTTGATCTTTGATGAAACACTGATTGGTTCTATGACTTTGGCAGATTTAGAAGGCACTGAACCCACTATGAAAATGGGGCAAGCACGTTGGTACGGGAAAATAAATCCACATAGTACATATCTAGTTGCTTTAGATCCTAGTCTAGGCACTGGCGGAGATTACGGGGCCATTGAAGTTGTAGAACTGCCCAGTATGGTACAAATTGCCGAGTGGCATCATAATATGACACCAGTACAAGCACAAGTTCGTATTATGCGTGACATGTTAAAGTATATTGAAGAACAATGTAAGGCAGCAGGCACAGATCCTAGCATTTACTACAGCGTAGAAAACAATACGTTGGGTGAAAGTGCCTTAATGGCTATCGATGCCTTGGGTGAAGAAACTTTTCCAGGGTTATTTTTAAGTGAGCCTGTTAAACGTGGTCATGTACGCAAATTCCGTAAAGGCTTCAATACAACTCATACCAGTAAGATTGCTGGCTGTGCTAAATTAAAACAATTGATTGAGACTAAAAAACTGAAAGTCAACAGTAAATCATTAATCAGTGAATTAAAGTCGTTCATTGCTAGTGGCATTACATTCAAAGCCAAGGATGGTCAACACGACGATTTGGTATCCAGTATGTTGCTAATTGTTCGTATGATTTTGACTTTACAGGACTGGGATCCGTTGATTTATGACAGGGTTATTGACCAATCTGGGCTAGAAGAACACGATTTGCCTATGCCTATTTACATTAGCACGTACTAAATATAGATATGAATGCTATACAGATAATTTCCCAAGATTTATTCGATAAAGTTCGTAGCCGTTTCTCTAATTTAGAGATGGGTGACGAAACTGGTGCTGTCGTCATTGACCCTGCCGAAGCACGTTACTTTGATTTTGACTTTGTAATCGAAGGCAATAACTTGGGTCGTGTTAGTATTAGTTTAAATGATGCTGGTACATTAAAAGTATATTATAGTCAAGGCATTACAGAAAACCACGATGATCCAATTAAGAAAAAATGGTTTGGATTTTTAAGAGAAATGCGTTTGTTTGCCATGCGTAGATTATTACGTTTTGACACACGCGATATTGCTAAATCCAATTTAGACAAAAACGATTTTCAACATTTGGCCAAAACACAAGCGGCCCCCAAGGAAGAAGAAATGACAACAATGAACGAATCCCGCTGGAATGGCAAAAGCACTAAGAAAACAAGTCGTGCTGTAAAAGGCCGCACAGAAGTTATCATTCGTCACGCACAACCTGTAGACGAAATGTTCCCAGGTGCTCGCAGCCAAAAGAAAAACATCAAGGCAATTTTTATTCAAAATCATGATGGAGAACGTTTTAAATATCCGTTCATTCATCCAGCAGGCGCATTCGCAATGGCACAACACGTAGATCATGGCGGTGTTCCACATGATCCAGCAGGCAAAGCAATTATTAAAATGAGTGAACAAATTGCCCAATTGGGCGAGTTCCAACGTAAAGTACATAGCGCCACTCTGCATGATGATGCTACAGGAATTAAAGAGCGTGCCTTAGGCCGTATGAATGAACTTAAAGCACAGATTGACGCATTAGGCAAAAGACATCACTATGAAAATTGGATCAACGAATTCCAAGGTATGGAAGACGAAGGCGACACGATGCTAGACGATGTCACAATGGAACAGTATAAACAAACATTTACACAAACAAGTTTCCAAGAAGAATTAAGTCAATTCTTCCCATTGCTACACAAAATCATGAGTGAAACAAATACAGTTGACCTTGAGGATTATGTGGGAGAAGCGTTCGATGTTCCAGGTACAAGTTCTGGTACAATGGGTCAAAGCGTATTACAACGTCACCCAGAAGACGAATTCCAAGAATGGGCAGATGCCACTGAACAAGGCAAACTAACAGACGATCAAATCGCAAATTTAAAACGAGCAATTGAAACTCAAAAACAATCTGGACAACCATTGCAGTTAGGTCCTAACGGTCAAACTGCTTGGGACTTTTTTACCGGAGCAGTAAATCCAGAAGGCAGCGAAGGTCCATCGTTTAGTGATGATTTAAAAACTAAACTTCAGGATGCTGCTAATGTTGATCCAGAAACCGACGGTATGGAAGTATTCCAAGTTTGGGCCCAACAAGATTATCCAGAATTAGCAGTGGCATTAGGCATGAGCGGAACTACTAAGCCAGCACAAGGTCAAGAACAACCAACCAATGAAAATGAAGAACAAGGTGGTATGCCTAACAAAACCATGCCAACTCGTGAAGCAGTGGTTAAGGAAGTTGCTAAACTTGTTAAGAGTCGTTTCAATGAAGACAACCCAGAAGTTGGTCCATTCAACGGTGCTCCAAACATTGCTCTAGATGTTAAAAAGAAATGTGCTGAAATGTTCGGTGACGAAGTTGCTGACCAATGCGAACATCTAGCATTAGAGTTTATGGAAAAACTTACCAAAAAATGGGAAGCCAAACACGGTCCAGTTGAAGATGACGGACTAAGCCGTTTGAAAGAATTGTTAGGCAATGTTAAAGAAAAAGTAGAAAGTATTGGCGATCAAGGCAACGGTGGTACTGATTTCAACACCAATATCATGCCATCAGAAGAAGTTGACAAGAGTCAAATCCCTGCGGCACAACGTAAAGAAAAAGGCGGCGATTGGAAAATGAGCACAACGGATTTGGAAAAAGAAAAATCTAAGAGCCCAACAAGCAGTCAAGGTTTGTCAAATCTTAAATCAAAACTAGGTATGAAAGAAGATATCGCAGACATTTTGAAACTTTCCGGATTGGCAAAATAATATCAAAATATAGCAAGATAATTCTTGCTAAGATAAATAAAAGTACATATACTAGTTGTATGTACTTTTTCTTTTATAGGCAGTGGTCAATAAAAGAATGGCATAACATTTACATTTATTAAGGAAAAACATTATGGCAACTTTAGCAGAAATCCGCGCGAAGCTACAGGCTTCTTCACAACAACAAGGCTCCACAGGCGGGGGAGACAACGCAATTTTCGCACACTGGAATATTGCAGAAGGACAAACAGCAACAGTCAGATTCCTTCCTGACGCAGATCCCAACAACACTTTTTTCTGGATTGAACGAGCAATGATCAAGTTGCCTTTCGCTGGTGTGAAAGGTGATACCGCTAGTAAACCAGTTACTGTACAAGTTCCTTGTATGGAAATGTATGGTGAAGCTTGCCCAATTCTACAAGAAGTTCGTCCATGGTTTAAGGACAAGAGCTTGGAGGAAATGGGTCGTAAGTACTGGAAGAAGAAGTCTTACTTGTTCCAAGGTTTTGTAGTTGACAGCAAACTACAAGAAGATAAGACACCAGAAAATCCAATCCGTCGCTTCATCATGAGCAGCCAAATTTTTAACATTGTTAAGAATGCCTTGATGGATAGTGAAATTGAAGAATTGCCAACTGACTATGTCCGTGGCTTGGACTTCAAAATTGCTAAGACTAGCAAAGGTGGCTATGCTGATTATACAACTTCAAACTGGAGCCGTCGTGAACGTGCTTTGAGCGAAGCTGAAAACGCAGCCATTCAACAATATGGTTTGTTTGACTTGAAGACATTCTTGCCAAAGAAACCCACAGATGTTGAATTGAAAATCATCAAGGAAATGTTTGAAGCAAGTGTAGATGGTGAAGCATTTGACATGGAACGTTGGGGACAATACTTCCGTCCAGACGGTATGAGAGGCGGTAATAACAATCAAACTCAATCTGCTCCAGTAGTTCGTCCAGCGCCTGCTCCAGTAGCAGCCGCACCAGTAGATGAAGATGATGCCCCATTTGATGTCGACACCCCAGTAGCAAGTCCTGCTCCAGCCGCAAGTGCTTCAGCAAGCGAAGGTGGTAGTCGTGCCGCAGACATCATTGCGATGATCCGTAAACGTCAAGAAACTAAGTAATCAGGAGATAGACTATGGGAAAAGCCTTCGATATTTCGAAGTTCCGTAAGTCTATCACCAAGTCTATTGATGGGCTTGGCATAGGCTTTAATGACCCCACTGACTGGGTTAGCACTGGCAACTATGCCTTAAATTATCTCATCTCGGGTGACTTCTTCAAAGGAGTTCCATTAGGTAAGGTAACGGTATTTGCTGGAGAAAGTGGTGCTGGTAAATCATATATTTGTTCAGGCAATTTGATTCGTCACGCACAAGAACAAGGCATTTATGTTATTCTAGTTGATAGCGAAAATGCGCTTGATGAAAAGTGGTTACATGATTTAGGTGTTGATACACACGAAGATAAACTACTAAAACTCAACATGGCCATGATTGACGATGTGGCTAAAACCATTTCAGAATTCATGAAAGAATACAAAGTCATGCCTGAAGACGAACGTCCAAAGGTCATGTTTGTAATTGACAGTTTAGGCATGTTGTTGACTCCAACTGATATTAATCAGTTCGAAGCAGGTGAAATGAAGGGTGATATGGGCCGTAAACCTAAGGCACTTACATCGCTGGTTCGTAACTGTGTTAATATGTTTGGGAGTTATAATGTTGGAATGGTTTGTACAAATCACACATACGCTTCGCAGGATATGTTCGATCCAGACGATAAAATCTCTGGAGGACAAGGCTTCATTTATGCATCTTCTATCGTGGTTGCCATGAAGAAGTTGAAATTGAAAGAAGACGAGGACGGTAACAAGGTCAGTGAAGTATTGGGCATTCGTAGTGCTTGTAAGGTAATGAAAACACGTTACGCCAAGCCCTTTGAAAGTGTTCAAGTTAAGATTCCATATTCAACAGGTATGGCACCAACAAGTGGATTAGTTGATCTATTTGAAGCAAAAGGTGTATTGACAAAGTCTGGAAATAAGTTACAATATACAAGCAAGGCAACTGGCGAGATTCATGCGTTTTTCCGTAAAGGTTGGACTGAAGATAAGTTGATGACCATTATGCAAGAATGGGATGAAGCCGCAATGACACCAAGCGTTGAAGTAACTGATACTGGAGAAGAATAATGGAAGAAGATCAAATCATTGAAATTTGGGATGTATTCAAAGAGTACATCGCTGATAAAAACAAAGAAACCGCCGCTAATCATTTTGTTGATTATTTGCTAGGTAAAGATGTTGAAATCAGCGTCCTAAAGAGTCTCGTTGGTTATGATACTCATCTTGACGAAGCTATCGAGTTAGTCGCAGGCGACGAACAAGAAGATGACTACGACGACGAAGATACTGATTACGGATACGAAGACGAGGAATATTAAACATGTCGTGGTATGCTAAAGTCAGTAAAGACATAGCACACCTTCCAGATTGTTTAGATCACTTTTACAAAGAATCAGAGCAGGCACGCCTAGAAGTCAAGATTCACGGCAGCGTGGAAAAGGCTTCAGCTGCCTTGCCTGGCATTGTAGAACAAAGATTTAACCAACTTCAGGAAATTGAAGCTATTCTTGAATACCTAAATATTGAACTACGACGAATTAGATCAAAATTGTTTAGAAAATATTTGGAAAACTATCAAAGAGCACTGAGTTCAAAAGATGTAGAAAAATATGTTGATGGCGAAGCTGATGTAATTGACATGGAAAAAGTTATCAACGAATTTGCCATGTTACGTAACCAATGGTTGGGTATTATTAAGGGTTTAGATATTAAACAGTGGCAATTGAGTAATATTATCAAATTACGCACAGCAGGACTTGAAGATATTTCACTTTGAGTGTATAATAATACTATGTATATTGAAGACCTTATTATTGATCTTGGTTCAATTGTTTACAAAGTAAATCAATATGACGTCGGTGTGGTTGATAGCTTATGTTTACAAATGTTTGATGGCACTGGCTTTACTGAAAAACAATGTAACCTAGCCCTAAGACTACTCGGTCGATATGCAACATTAATCAACAGTAAGTTAAATTCAGATATTCAGCCATTTTTGGAAAATCCTCAATTTAGACTAAAAATTAGAAAATCTGTGCTTACTAAAACCATCAAAATTATTGACCATACTGAACACGGACGAAGCATTGAAGTAAGATTTCCTTATAATGATGCTACGTTAAGTGAGTTCCGTAAAAATAAGGGTACATTGGATAATTTTGTATGGGATAAAGACTCAACATCATGGATTTTTGCCTTGACCGAAAAAAATATCAGATTTTTAATTGATCGATTTGATAATGATGGTTTTGATTATAGTGATGAATATCAAAATCTTGTAGATCAGATATCATCGATCATGGACAATATGGAAAAATATGCCCCCATGCTGTCTATTAATAATGGCGAGCTAAAAATCCTAAATTCTCCAGAATTTATGCCTAAAATTAATACCACCGATATTTTGGAGGCATTATTTTTAGCAAGAAATTATGGAGTATCTCTTTGGGATGAGCATATTGATGATTATGTCAAAAGCAATGCGTTAGACGCATATACTAGAAAACTACTTCAAAGCAATGGACCAGCGACACTTGAAATTTCCAGTGATTTTGAGGGTATTTCTTGCTTGAAAACCATCATGACGTATTCAGGCCCAACATTATTCATTATCCCTGGTGGAAATGAAATGACAAAATTAACACAGGTATATACCATATTAAAGGGGTTTGGACTGGAGGATAAAAACATGAGTGTTTTATTCAGATTATCGTCAGAAACCGGCCGAAATTTTAACAATTTTGTCAAAAATCAGGGTCTAAATGGGCCAATTTGTGATGAAACAAAAGCGGTGTTTATCAGCGGCAAACTGCCAAAAACTATATTGAAATCGGGAATTAGATTTAATAGTATTGTTAATATGGGTTTTAGTAACGCACACTATACTCTTAAAGAATACTCAAAAAAACACCAAAATTTGGTGTATTTTGATGTTACAATAAAATCACAAGGATTTAATTTTGTCGAGCTGTAAAATTATTATCAAGGATGAAGTGAATATCAAGATTGAAAATTTAGATCTTGATACACGCAAAGCCTTGGTTAAAAAGTTCAAATATGAAGACCCCACTGCTCGCTTCAGACCAGCTTATAAATTGGGTCGTTGGGATGGATCTGTCAGTTTTTTTGGCCTTGGCGGAACTACATACTTGAGTATGCTTCCACAAGTTTTAGAATATTTAGAAAGTAAAAATTTCTATATTGAAGTGGAAGATCATCGAAGACCGATCGACCTAAATTTTGACGAAATTTCGGTGGATTTTTGGGGTGAAAAAACATGGCCAAAAGGACATCGATTTGAAGGTCAACCTATTAGGTTACGTGAAGATCAAGTTGAGGTTATTAACACGTTTCTTAAACATCCACAAAGCATACAGGAAATTGCCACAGGTTTTGGTAAAACAATTACAACCGCAACTTTGAGCAAAATTTGTGAAAAATACGGTCGAACAATAACCATTGTTCCTAACAAATCTTTAGTAGAACAAACATTGGAAGATTTTGAAAACGTAGGTCTTGATGTTGGTGTTTATTACGGCGACCAAAAAGACCTAGACAAAACACATACAATTTGTACTTGGCAAAGTCTTAATATTTTAGACAGAAATAGTAAAAATTGGGACGAAGCAGCCAGTGCCAAAATGGAAATGTTATTGGATGATGTTTGCTGTGTTATGGTAGACGAAGTACACATGGCCAAGGCCGAAGTATTAAAAAATCTATTAACACGCAATTTGGCCTATGCTCCAATACGTTGGGGACTAACTGGTACTATTCCCAAGGCCGACCACGAATTTCAAAGTATCAAAGCCAGTTTAGGTGAAGTAACAAATCATGTATATGCTCACGAACTTCAAGAAGCAGGTGTACTAAGTAATTGTCACGTAAATATTGTCCAGACTGCTGAGTGGAAAGAGTTTAAGTCCTACGCAGAAGAATTAAAGTATTTGGTCACAGACAATGCCCGTATGGATTATATGTGTGACCTAATTAAAAACATAGCAGAAACCGGTAACACACTTGTGCTAGTTGGACGCATCGAGTCTGGCAAGTCCATGGTAGAAAAAATTCCTGACAGTGTTTTTATTAGTGGCGAAGTAAAAACAAAAGATAGAAAAGAGGAATATGATGAAGTTAAAACGGTTAATAATAAGATTATTGTGGCAACTTACGGTGTGGCCGCTGTGGGTATTAATATTCCTCGGATTTTTCATCTGGTTCTCATTGAGCCCGGAAAGAGCTTTGTCCGCGTTATACAATCAATTGGACGAGGTATTCGGAAAGCGGAAGATAAAGACTTCGTACAAATCTGGGACATTACGGCCGCCAGCAAATATGCCAAGCGACATTTGACAGAACGTAAACGCTATTACAAGGAAGCGAAATATCCTTTTACCATTCAAAAAACAAAATATTAATAATGCAAATTCTAACTCTTGAAAATAAAACGTTTTTCTTAAACGAACTACCAGACGAAGTTGAGGAGGATATCAGATTTGCTGTTCTTGATAACAGCGATAGTTCTAATCCAGACCACTTGTTTGTGCCTTTGATCTTTTTAGAAAGTTTTACCGGACCTGCGGTTGTTCTTAAAATTGGACCACATGAACTTACTATGCCCTTAGACTGGTGTACTATTGTTGGAGATCCTGAGGGGCCCGATATGGAAGTTCTTCCACTTACAAGTTTAAATGATCGTGGATTTAAGACATTCTGCTTTAACCCACGTAGCAGTTTTCGTCCTGAATTTTTAGACATTGATATTATCGATGTTTACCAAGATGTTAAGTGGTATTTCCCTAAAATGCGTCCGGGGCAATTGCTTTGTACTCCACTCGAAGCAGGTGAAAAACCACGATGTGCTTACTTTGTTAAAGAAGTGAGTCGTCAAAGCGAATTAGTAGATTTTACAAAATGTTGGTAAGGAATTAAATGAGTTATCTTTTTACATCAGAATCGGTCAGTGAAGGCCACCCAGATAAAGTAGCAGATGCTATCAGTGATGCTATCTTAGATTTAGTAATGCGTGAACAAAATCCAGCACTACGCTGTGCCTGTGAAACACTTGTGACAACTAACCAAGTAGTGGTTGCCGGAGAATACAAGGGCATTCTACACAATGAAGAAGTAGAAAGTGCTATACGTAAGACCATTAAAGATATCGGATATGAGCAAGATGGATTTGATTGGCGTACTGCTAAAATCACAAATTTGTTACATGGTCAAAGTGCTGACATCGCATTAGGTACTGATAATTTTGGTGCCGGTGATCAAGGACTTATGTTTGGCTATGCTTGTACTGAAACAGAACAATTAATGCCTAGCGCAATTTATTGGAGTCATCGTATTGTTGAAAAATTAACAGACATGCGTCGTACCAGTATGGAGTGGTTAGGACCTGATGCCAAGAGTCAGGTGACTTTTGAATACAACGATGACAACACACCAAGGCGTATTGCTAAAGTTGTATGTTCGACGCAACACCGAGATGACATTCCAATTTCGAATGTACGCAGTTCTGTTGAGTACGTTATCAGAAGTGTATTACCCAAAGAATATGTAGACGACAATACTGAATTTTATATTAATCCTACTGGCCGATTTGTTATCGGCGGGCCTGATGGTGACACAGGACTTACAGGTCGTAAAATTATTGTCGATACTTATGGTGGTTATAGTCCACATGGTGGTGGCGCTTTTAGTGGTAAGGATCCTACAAAGGTTGATAGAAGTGCTGCCTATATGATGCGTTATCTTGCCAAGAACATTGTAGCAAGTGGCCGAGCAAACTGGGCAACTTGTCAAATCAGTTATGCTATTGGTCTAGCACAGCCTATGAGTTTTTATATTGAGTGTGAAGATAAAGCATTAGCACGAGACTTGACTATGTTAATTCCTAAAGTAGTAGATTTGACTCCTAGCGGTATCATTGAACGTTTTAATCTGTTCCGTCCTATCTATAGTAGTACAACAAACTATGGACATTTTGGCAAGCCTGATCTTCCTTGGGAAAAGATTGATTTGTTTTAATATGGGATCATTAAAACCTAACGCTCAATATGTTTATGAAAGTCCAGACGGTGGCGAAACTGTCTACGCCCGTGAAGTTGGGAGTACTGAACGTAGTCTTGTAGGTCAAAGTTATAAGGCAAAAAGCACGATTGAAAAAATTCGAGAAGACAAACTTTGGTGTGATATTCGTCGTGCTTCTGAAACAAATGAAGCCCTAAAACATGCATTAGAACAATGTGTTATTATATATAATCTTAGCAGATGATTGATCTAGTCCAAGCTGGTTTATTTGATAAGTCGATTGTTGGCACTGACGAGCAACGTGCCAATTTGATGAAACAAATAGACAGCATTAGACATCAACCTGATAGTTCTGAACTATCTAACGATGGTTGCTGGCGCAGTTATCACAAGTATCGAGCAGATTGGTTGCTAGACGCAGTCACTGAGTTGGCTAGAGAAGCAACTGAATTTTACTTACCAAAAGATCCCGTATTTGCTAGACTTTGTAAACAACGTCAGTTCACTATTAACTACTGGACAAATATTAATCAACCCAATAGTAGGAATCTTTTACATACGCATTATATATCGCACTTCACTGCGGTATATTATGTACAAGGAACGGATACAGGTGATTTGCGAATGATTAATCCTGCCAATATTCTTAACGCACACATGGTTGGTGGACCGTTTATTCGTGATTATTATTTTAAACCCAGTGACGGTGATTTGATTTTATTCCCAAGTTGGATACCACACGAAGTACTTCCTAATCATTCTGATAGGGAACGTATCAATATAGCATTTGACATTACAGTACGATGAATATAAAATTTTATAATAATTCTAAAGAAGTTATGCGTATAGATTCAAATGGTAATTTGGGTATTGGTACATGTAGTCCAGTTCCTTGGTTCCGTAATGAACCAGAACCACTTACTGAATGGTATAAAAAATCTGTAGAGCAGGCGGGATTGACTCCTCATAAGAAAGAACACGATGGCAGCAAAACTTGATATTAAACGCGAACTAAATGCAGTGGATCAAAAGAACTACGACTTTTATGATAACCTAACTGAGGAAGAACAAAAGGCATTTAGCCCATTTATTCTAATGCGTTATACAGCCAATGTACAAGGTGATAGAGATATTCAAGAATGGTTCGTTGAAACTACTAACGAATATGTTAACAAAAACTTTAACGATTTAAGTAAGAATCACAAGTCGTTGTTATGGAAATTGTATGCGGCCACAGGTGCTGGCATCAATTGCTATCATCCTTATCTAGCCGCAGGTAAGAAAGAAAAAGTCAACAAGATTGAAAAATTATTGTGTGAAATTTATCCTGCTATGAAGATAAGCGATATCAAACTATTGGCTGGTATGATGGATAAAAAAGATAAAGAAGAGTTGTTTGATAAGATGGGATTTGATAAGAAACAACGTAAGGATTACGAATGATAGCACTTGTACCACAACCATTCAAGTGTGTTCATTGTAACAAAAACTTTATGCAAGAAAAAACTCTTGTAGCACACATGTGTGAAAAGAAGCGTAGAGTTTTACAAAAAAATGAAAAACGAGTACAGGCCGGATA